GCTCATACTTTGTCTTAGGCATATGGACACCGCCTCTTGTGGTGCTCCATTATGTCTCGCTCACAAGAGCAACAGACCAGCCTTCCCTTCTCGTTCTTGATGTAGTTCATCTCTTATCCTCTCTCTCGTTAGTGTTAACAGTATCAAGCAGGTTAGTTAGAGCCTGTGATAGCTCCTCCTCTTTCCCGTTGAACTCTCCCTCTCCTAGATAACCAAACTGCCAGCCCTCTTTCTCATCATAGATAGTTCCATTAGGGAAGTTAGCACTCTCCGTATCGGGATCTATCTGCCAGCCCTCCCCCTCGCTCCATTTAACTATGTAGTGATAGTGCTTCATCTCTTGCCCTCTCTCTCCCTCTTATCGGTTATCTTGCTTAGTATTACTAGCCCTAGATAGATTACTAGGGCATAGATTAAGACTTGAATAAATCCGTCTTGCCAGCGAAAAGATAGCTCGAATATATCTCTCACTTGCCCGCCTCCTCTCTCACTTGCTTATTCCATAACCTAATAGCCTGGCGCTTGGTATAACCATAATACACGCGGTTTAGAAAGTAGTGATCGCTCTCTCCCTCTACCACGCCACAGATACGCCACGCTCCCGAATACAGCTTCTCTATCGTCATACTCTCCCTCTCTCTCCTGGTATCCGATTAGATCCAGGCCGCCGCGCTCTCCCCGTAAAGAAAGAGCGCGACAGCACGGCCCTAAGCTGTTTTCATAGGCATAAGCAAGGCCCGCCAGGATACTTTATCCCCGTTCAAGTGGATCCCGATAGGCTTTCTCTCTCCATAGAAAGATACTTTCACGCCAGCGCTGGACTTTCTGCCTGCCAGCTTCTCTATCTTCGCATAGTCTGCAAAAAAAGCAGGGTTGAAAGCTATTTCAGAGACAGACACAGGCTCCTTATCCTGGAATAGTTGAGCGTGCGGCGGGTAGCTGCACTCCCACGCCTGCACGGTTGCGCTATTGCCAGCCACAGCCACGCTAATCAGATCTCCCACGCGGTTAATCTGCACAGGCATACGGTCCAGGCGCTTCTCTTTCAATAGCTCCAGGACCCGCTTAATATCGGACAGGCGTAGCACAGTAGCCGCCAGCTCTCCCTCCATCTCTGCTTCTATGCTGCCTTCAATTAGGCGATAGCGATCTGTAGCAACAGCGTAGAGTCTGCCTCCCTCGCTGTAGAGCTTCACGCAATTAAGCGCAGGTAAATCCTCCTTAGCGTGGGCCTGTGTTGCAGCTCCAGCTAATAGCTCTCTTACACTTTCTGCGCTGGCTGTAATAGTAGCCGCGCCTGTTTCTGTAATCGTGTCCATACTTTCTCCCTCTCTCAATTCCCTGGCGATTTGCCAGGGCCTAGCCGCTAGGCTTAGGCCACAGCCCACGGTATCCCGTGGGCCATAGTCCAGGCCTAGCAATTAATAAAGATAAACACGCCGCCGCCTGGAGCTTCCTCTGTGTGGTAATCGTAGGAGAGCTCCCGCGCCGCGTGTTCCCAATTGATACAGGAGAAGGGCCAGCGGGCCGCGTCTAGTTGCTCCCCGTAAAGCTCTCGCGCTAGCTCCTCCGCGTAGTCCTGGAAGCTGTCGTGCTCTCCCCGATAGCTATCCTCGAAACTGTTTAGATCCCACGCCTGGCCCGTGAAAGAGATCCAGGCGCTAGCGGCAGCGATATCTATTCCCTGGCGCTGTATGCTCTCGATTAGCTCCGCCGCTTCTTGCGCTTCTACTGTGGAGCACTCTCCCTTAATAAACCCGTGAAAGTTTTCGTGATCTAACACCGAGAATTCATCACCAAAACAGCGCACACAACGCGCAGCGGTGTATTCTCCTACCGTCTCAACCTTAGCCAGGCCTGCAGCTTCTAGATCTGCCGCCTGTGTCCCTTCTATCCACTTACCGAATAGGGTCCCGCTGTTGTAGCAACCTAGACAGCCGATCCAGGCGTTAGGTGTATCTGTTGAAAGTGTCTTATTCATAAATTCCTGTCTAGGCCTGGCGATCTGCCAGGCCATAGGAGCAAGATATACGAGGCTAATCTATCCCGTCAAGTAGGCTAGAGAATAATTTATTTAGGTGTCGGATCTACTAAAAGCTCTCCAGCTCTAGGCTTGAAAGTGTAAGGCTCAAGTATAGGTTGAGGGTTGATAGCTTATCGGTAATAGTGGCGTGATCGCGATAACTAAAGCCTACGCATTGAGCTATCTACTGCCACGCGTGGCGTGGCATAGTGGCGCGGGATAGATAGCGGGAGAGGGTAGAGCTATCGGGCAAGGCTATCGGTTAGCGGTTTATTAAATAAGGCTAGGGAATTATTAGGGGAGAGGGAGCGCCGAAGGGGTAGCCAGCCCTTCTATCTTTACCACACTTATCCACAGCTTTATCCACAGGGCAGAGCGTAGCGCCTAGAGCGCTAGGCGCGACAAGAGGCAGACCCTAGGTGATTAAACTCAGCGTGGGAGGTGTTATGTACCCACTCTAAATATCTCCACTAAAGTGAAGCTATTCTCGATCACTGTCCTAGTTTGTCCGTATTTATTAGTGACTTTCGTCACAAATAAAAGATTTATGAAACAAAAGCGGGAAACCGCTTTTTTTTCCTGCCTAATACAGTATAGACAGGTAGACAGGGCGCACGAGTCTACCTGGCTATAGCTTCGCTTACGCTACGCCCGTTAGGGAAGTAGCGGTAAGCGCCCCCAAGGGGGGCCTGGCAGCAAACGTCAGTTTGGTGCAAGGCACCACTTTTAGTTGGGATAGTTCTACCCAAAATCTGATAGGACAAAATGCCAGAAAATACAGCAGAGATAGCCAAGCGAGTTATCCTCTCTGCTATCGCAGAAGGTATGACAGTAGAGCAAGCTGTAGCCTCCGCTGGTAGATCCTACAAGTCTTATGAGTATTACCGCCGTACTGACCCTGTCTGGAAGGACAAGGTAGACAGAACTAGGCTAGGCCTACGCGGTTCCTCCTTCATAGAGCAAACCCTTAATGATATTACCTTTGCAGAATTTAGACAGCGCTTTCTAAAGTCTAAGACCTTTCCTCATCAGCAGAACCTGATAGATGTTATAGAAGGCAGCCAACCTGCCTGGCTTCATCCTTCGATGAAGTACGAAAAGGGTTTAGCTAATAACCGCATCCTTATCAACATTCCTCCAAACCACGCCAAGTCAATGACAGTCACAGTTGACTACGTAACCTGGAAGATTGTCAATAACCCGAACTTTAGAGTTCTCATAGTTTCCCAAACCCAGCGTCTAGCCGCGGACTTCCTTTATGCTATTAAGCAGCGACTGACGCATCCAATGTACGAAGAACTACAGCAGGCATATGCCGCTGGGGTTGGGTTCAAATCTAAGACAGCCTCTTGGCAGGCTACCCGTGTTACCTTCGGTGATGAACTCCGTGAGTCATCTGAGAAGGACCCGAATATAGAAGCTGTCGGTATCGGCGGTCAGATTTACGGTAAGCGTGCCGATATGATTCTGATAGACGACGCAGTTACCCTTTCTAATGCCAATGACTTTGAACGTCAAATCAAGTGGCTTACCCAAGATGTACGCTCCCGTCTTAACCCTACTGGTAAGTTAATTGTTATCGGTACCCGCGTATCAGCGGTAGACCTCTATAGAGAATTACGTAATGCTGATAGATACCCTGGTGGCTTAGTCCCTTGGACCTATCTAGCAATGCCAGCTTTACTTGAATCAAATGAGAGCCCTGATAAGTGGGTTACTCTCTGGCCTTATTCAGATCAACCCTTTGATGGTCAAGAAGAATCTGAGAAGACAGAAGAAGGATTATATCCTCGCTGGAATGGACGCAACTTATACAACGAGCGTCAAGCTATGGATGCCTCTACCTGGGCCTTGGTCTATCAACAACAAGATATATCTGATGATGCAATCTTTGACCCAGTATGTGTGAAAGGCTCCATTGATGGAATGCGAAAAGCAGGTCGTCTGGTGCCTAGCAGTCCAGGTCATCCCAAAGACCTCAACGGTTTCAGTTTTGTTTGTGGACTCGACCCAGCAATGGTCGGAGACACAGCGGCGGTATGTTATGCAGTTGATAGGGTTTCTCATAAGCGCTACATTGTTGACGCTATCAAGATTACGCGTCCTACGCCTGCACAAATCCGACAGCTCATTACCGATTGGACTAACGTATATGCACCTGCGGAATGGATTGTGGAGCGTAACGCCTTTCAATCTTTTCTCACACAAGATGAGGGAATTAGGCAGTTCCTTGCATCCAAGGGAACTGTATTAAGAGAACACCATACTGGTAATAATAAATGGGATTCAGGATTCGGTGTAGCTTCTATGTCAACCCTGTTTGGTACAAAGCAAGCCGATGGAAAACATCATAGAGATAATCTGATTCATCTTCCATCAGACCAAACAGAAAATGTCAAGGCTTTAATAGAACAACTTATCACCTGGTCACCCACTACTAAGGGTAAGACCGATATGGTTATGGCTCTCTGGTTTTGTGAGATTAGAGCACGTGAGTGGCTCAATAACGGAATACATACAGCACACCATATGAAGAATCCATTTTTGTCTCGCTATGAACGAGGCAAGCGTCTAGTAGTAAACATAGACGATTTAATAGCAGAACAACAACGTCAATTCATCTAGGGAGAAAAAACAATGGCAACAGAAAAAAAAGCAAAGACCGCTTCAATGAAAGCATTTAAGGGCGGAGCAATGGGTTATGAGACAGCAGCCCGTAAATATGTAAATCAAGGTCTTAACAAGCTAGGTCTAAAGCCAAGCGAAAAAGATGCACTTCGTGAGAAGTTAATTAAGCAAGTTTCTGCACGAATGAGTGGAGAGCGTGGCCGTACTGCTCTTCGTGGAAAAGCAGCAGTAACCAAGGTAGCAAAAGCAAGAATAAGTAAGGCAAAGAATATCTAATGCCAAATCATTACGGCACTAAGAAGAAGATTCCTTCTAGAAATAAACCAGGTTCTGTTCCACCAGATTACGATGTGATTCTACCTGGTATGGGATACACCAAGCCTACCAAGAAGAAACAACCAAAGAAAATTAAAAAGAAATAAGGACAAACAATGGCAGCCAAAAAGAAAATCTCTACAGCAGATTTGAAAAAACTTTTCAAAGAAGCACACAAACTTGATCCAATGAAGCCAGTTCCAAAAAATGTGTCTGCTCGTATGGATGCAACCATTGCAAAACTTGCTGCTGCAGAAAAGGCAGCACAGGCAAAAAGTAAGCCGTTGTCTCAAATGACAAATGCTGAACTAAGGGCATCAGCCGCAGTTTTGAAAAATAAAAAAGCCCTTGCTGACGCTAAATTGGCAGCAAAAAATAAAAAAATAGTTAGCAACATCCGCGCTAGTCGCGGTGGACGTGGTGGCGGCGCAGGTGGCGCTTTCTTAGAAAATCTCAAGTAAGGAATCTAAATGTTATCAACCAAAGAGGTTATTGCTAAGGTATCACGGTTACAGACTAAGTACTCAGCGCGTGATCAACGTATGCGCGATGTGCTATCCGTGCGCCAAGGAGATATAAGCAAGGTCTATCCTGCTATGTTCTCTGAGGAGTACCCAAAACCTCTGGTTGCTAACTTTGTAGATGTAGCTGCACGCGACCTAGCAGAGGTAATGGCACCACTGCCATCATTTAACTGCGCTGCTACCAATATGGTTTCAGATAGCGCTCGTAAGGCTGCTGATACTAGAACTCGTATTGCCAACTACTTTGTATCAGGCT